GGTTATAATCCTAATGTCAAAGATGTAAGTATAAAAGATTACTTTATAGACGATAAAAATTTAAATGAATTACGTAGAGAGATGACTACACCTGGGTCTGATCTTAAATTAGCAAAGAAGTGGTGTTTAAATTGTAGGCACCAAGAAGAACATTATGGTAGATCAAGGCGACAGGCTGCATTAAAAATACAAACAAACGATCATGGCATATGGCCTGGCATAAGAAACGCTGTAGAATATTTTAAAAGAAATAATCGTGGTGTATTTCAGGATAGAGTATTAGAGATACAAGTAAAAGCGTTTGGTAACAAATGTAATTTAGATTGTTATATGTGTGTACCTTATGACTCTACAACAAGATTAAAATCAATACACTCAAAAGAATTACAAGGTGAAAACATATTTTCAGAATATTCAAAAACGCCATTAAAAAGTTTTGAAAAACAAGAACTAAAATCTGTTGTAGAACAGATAGTAGAATTAGCACCTTACATATACAATCTAAAATTTATAGGTGGCGAACCTTTAGTTATGAAAAACTTTTACTTGTTACTAGAAGAAATAGTAAAAACAGGTCATGCTGATAAGATGATGGTTAAGTATCAAACTAATATGACAGTTACATCATTTGAAAATATAAAAATAACAAAATTTATTCCTAAGTTTATGAACTTTGAGTTTACGGTATCACTAGATGGTATGGGTAAATCTGTTGAGTATGTAAGACGTAGATGTAATTGGGAAGAAATAGTAAGAAATATAAAAGAAGTAAAACAATTTCCTAACGTTACAGTAAATATAAATGGTGCAATATCTTTTTTAAGTGTATTAAGATTTTATGAATTATTAGAATGGATAGAACAAAACAATGGTTTGTTTAGACAGATCAACTGGTCTAATATTAGAAATCCTAAAAAGTTATGTGCTAATGTATTGCCAGATAAAATTAAACAAGATTTAATTCCTAAATACGAAGGTTTTCCTGATATACAAGAGTTGCTAAAAGAAGATAATCATGGCTTAGACTATCAGGACACATTAGACTATCTTTTAATGAACGATAAATATTATAAAGGTACCAAATGGGAAGGTAATTTGTTTGAAGTTTTCCCAGAACTAGAAGAACATTACTGGAAAAGATTTTAATGAAAATGACTCAATTACAATTGCTTAATAAAAGACAACACGTTATGGCATACGATACAGTTGATGTGCCTGAAAAACAATTAATTGATGACTTGTTATGGAAAGCGTGGAAAGTTACACCATCAAAAAACAATTTTATGCCATATCATTGCAACGTATTAGGTCCTGAAAGAGTTGAGGAAAAACACTCTATATGGATGAAAAGTGTAAAAAACAAAAAAGAAATAAACGAAAAAAATATTAAAGATCACAAAGAAGAAGGATACAACCCATACTTTGAACATTTAAGTACAGCACCTTATCTGTTAGTATTTACACAAAGGGTATGTGAGCCAAATGAATACTACAGAAAGGTTATAGAAAAGGGTGACTATTACGAACAAATGCACGAAGACCAAATATCATCTATGTTAAGAACTACGGCAGTAGAAGTAGGTATGTGGATGGCTAATCTATCTGCTTTCGCATTAGAAAAAGGTTTGAATACATCTACGATTGCTTGTTTTCCTTATAGAGAGGACAATTCTGAATGGGAAGATTTACCTTGGGTAAAACATCCTGTAGTATTACTAGGTAGTATAGGTAAAGCAAAACAATATCGTAGAGAAAGTATGAACGAAATACAAAAAAAAGACGATCAAAAACCAGAACCAGAAACAATAATAAAATGGGTATAAGACATTCCCTTATAGAAAGGCACCTTGATAAAATGAATTTAGAACCAGCAAATATAATATTACTAATTGACTTTGAAGGACATCCTTCATTAGGCAGTGAGTTTACAAACAATCAACGTTTTTCTACATTGAATTGGTTATCTAATCCTGTCAGAAATTATCCTCTTGTTTTTGTTTCAAATCATATTCCTCATAAGCACCCAAAAACTGAAGAAATGGCAAAAATGGTACGAGTAGAGCAAAGACACAAATGGGTAACTGTACATCCTGATAACAGCGGTATTGAAAGTATTAAAATAGAAGTAGGAAAAGTAGGTCATTCAATAAAAAAAGTTATAATAGGTGGAACAAATACATCTGGTTGTGTGTTTAGGCATAAACCTTATTGTGCTGTGAATTGGGCAAAACGAGGTTATGATGTTCAAATAGCTGCTGAGATGGTTGCAGAATATCAAATGCCTGGTACTAATGGTGAAGAAAGAAATCAACACGCTATGGCAATCATGTGGCGAGATGTTGCAAAATGGGACTTATTTAAAAAAATACAATACGTAAGGAACGTAGATATAGATGTCTGATTTAAGATGGACAGATAAAGGCGAAAAACAAGAGTACACCGATGCTACTATAGAACGAGTCGGTAGAGATACTGCTCGTTTAACTAGAGGTGGTCCTGGTGATAATTCTAAACCTGGTCAAGTAGATACATCACAATGGTGGGTAGATATATCGCCTAAAACTAAAGATAAAGGTACGGCAAATTCATCTCTAATAGGTCAATCACCTGAAGACAAATCTATAATACAACAAGCAAAAGACGAAGATATATTTTTTTGTACTATACCTTTTACACAAGCATATTCTGAAATGGATGGTGGTTGGAAAGCATGTTGTTTTGCACACAGATCAGCCAATGGTCCTACAGTAGAAGATACATCTATAAAAGATTGGATGGAAAATAGTGATTACATGAAGTCAATTAGAAAAGAAATGACTACTGTAAATTCTGACTTAAAAAAAGTAAAAAGATATTGTCAAAGATGTATAGCAGATGAAAAACGTTATGGTAGATCCAGAAGAACAAACTGTTTAAAAATACACACAAACAATCCAGAGTTTTCAGATGACATAATAAAAAATGTTGAGATGTATAAGGCAAGTGGCGTGTGGGCATTTGACGAAAGAATAATAGAAATACAATTAAAGATATTTGGTTCTGAATGTAATTTAGATTGCCATATGTGTCTTCATACTAACTCATCTATAAGACAAAGAGGTGCAGAAAAAGGTGTATGGAATACAAAGTTATGGGAAGAAGAAATGGACGCAGATTGGGAATCTGTTCAACGTGATTTTAAACTACATGGTAAAGATCGTACAGGTACATTTAAAGGTTCAATTAAATCAACAATAGAACAAGTAGTAGAGTTAGCACCATATATAAGAAGTATAAAAATTATAGGTGGTGAGCCATTGATTATGAAAAAACATTATCAAATGATGGATGCTATTGTAGAAACAGGACACGCAAAACACATCTATGTTAAGTATCAAACTAATTTAACAAAAGTAAGTGTAGGTAAGCATAGTATGTTTGATTATGCACCACACTTTAGAGAAATTGCAGTAGTTGGTTCTGTAGATGGCGTAGGTAAAACTATTGAGTATATGAGAAGAAGAACAAACTGGCAAGAGTTAGAAGATAATATAAAAGAATGTGGTAAATATCCTAACGTGGTTGTTGACTTTAATGGTTTAGTTTCTTTTTTAAGTGTATTGAGGTTTTACGAAGTACCAGAATATGTAAAAAGTAATCCTAATATATTTCAAATCAACTGGGCAATACTTGAAACGCCTAGAAGTTTACGCCCTAATAATTTGCCACAAAAAATAAAAGACGAGTTGATACCAAAATACAAAGAGTGGCCTGATATTGTTGCGTCATTAGAAAGACCACCTGAAAAAGATTTTAACATACAGGAAGTATTTTCATATCTATTGAAACAAGACAAATACTATAAAGGCACTAAATGGGAAATGAATTTGTTTGATGTTTTTCCTGAATTAGAAGAATACTACGACCCAACCTACGTACCACAAGACGAACTTAAAGGCACACTAAATATAGAAAACAAAGAGGATATATTATGACGTTTGATGAACTACAAGAACTCGCTAACAAAGACCTAAAAATAAATGATACTGAACTTGATTTAGAATCATTAAAAACACCACAACTACATAACAAGTATATG